GCCTTCACAAGATCCATTACTTTTGATTCCATTGCTAACTCCTATTCGTATTGATTGTTTGGACAGGCCACGCTCCTGATAGGCACACAAAGCTTGTGCTAGCTTGGTCTTTAACCTAAAAGGTCAGCGTCTTCTTTAGCAAAGTCAGCAAAGTCAGAGCTAGCTTCAGTGCGACCACTGAATGCTTCACCATCTTTAACTTTCATAACATTGTCAAGCGCAATCGATACGCCTTTGCCACCTGTTGGATGCTCCCATGCATAAGCACGAATAGAAGCACGGTAGTAAGCACCACTGTAGATTTCATCAGCAGACATAATTGGCTTTAAGTCTGTGCCAACAATTCCAGGTTTGTTGTTTGACGTGGCTTGCACGCTATAGCAGCCAGACAGTTCAGGACGCTCCTCTTCATCACCATCTTTAACAGGTGACTTCATCTTAGGAGGAATCTTGCCCCATTTGCCTTTAGCTGTTTCCTCGATTAAGCCATTCAGTTCTTGCCAAAACTTATCCTTTTTAGGAAGAGGTATGGTAATTTGGTAACGAGGCTTAGCGCCTTCTACGCCTTTAATTGCATGCGGCTCTAAAAGATGCACAAAAGAACCTCTGAACTCTGGAGTGATAATTTTTGACATTGATTTTCCTTTTAAACGTTGAAGTAAATTGACCGTCTTTCCGGTCTGTCATTTGGTCGTTAGACCACATCCATTAGCAAGTCACGTGCTTTGTTTTTGATAGCATTGCCATAACCAAACCATGCTGCATTTTGATTAAGACCGTGGTCAACATGTTCTGTTACAGCATTGAGTAATGCCCAAGCTGAGCCGCTAGCTTCTGGCAAGTCAGAACCTAAAGCTTGACCATTAAACAAAGCCATAATTGACTGAAAAGCTTTTGTGTTTTCTACTGGCACAGGTTCTTTTGTCTTGATACCATTAACTGTAGTTGTACGGACAGACGCAGGCAAAAGCAACTTAAGAAACTCCACAGCAAAAGTGCTATTGACTTCTTTTGCAGCTAAACGGCGCGAATCAATCAAGAACTTGTCGAATGAGTTAAACGCAATGCCTAAATCAAGAGCAGTGTCTTTAGCGCTAAACTCTTTAGAATGGTTAATGCGAATTGTGTCGCCGCCTTCTTCTGTAGCAAAGCCAAGAGTGTTTGAGCAAACAACACGCACACTAGTAAAGCGAGCCGTTGTAGCTAATGTGCCGTCATAAGATGTTGCTAACAATACATAAGGCTTGACTACGTCTTGACCAACTACTGTTGCGCCGTCATTAACTTTAGCCATTGCCCAAATACGCTTGCCATTAGAAAGTGAACCTGCTGTTTCAAGTTCAAAGTTGTTGTTCTCTGCTAACTTAGCAAAGAAGTCTAATACATCAGAAGGCTGCACTACTTTGTAGTCTTTGCCAACAACGCCAAGAGGTGCGTGTGTGTCAGAGCGATACAACACGTCACGACCAATATGAGGTGTCATAACGCACTGTTTGCCTGCAAGATACTGAACCATAGAGCGTTCGACTGTGTGTGACAAGCCTGCAGCTTTAGCCCATACTTCTAATGGTTGGCCAGCTTCGAGCTGTTGGCCAAGACCGTGCCATGCCTTTTCACCTACGTGAGCAAAGTTGGCTTGTGCATTTGAGAAGTCTAATTCGTGTGACATGATAATCTTTCAACATTGAGACGGCGAAGTTGCCGTGAGTTAATTGTACAACGCTTTTTAGGCTGTGCACAATTATTTTGCATTTTTTTCAAAATCTTTTTTGGCTGACTGGTTTTTGTCCACAGAAGGCCGTTTATCCTTTTCAGGAGCAATGGTTGGTTGGCCATAGCCTATAGTCACAAAATCATCAAGATCTAGACTCTCACCTTTAAGAGTAGCTTCCATCTGAGCAACACTTAGCAATACAGGCTTTGTATAAATCTGGTCATAGCCAAGCTGTTTCAGCCACAACTCAGTCTGTACAGGGTCTGTCCAGCTTCTTGTTCTACGGCCTTCAACAACTTTCCAACCCTCGATTGAACCGCCTGCTAACATTGTGTCTTTTGCTTTAGCTTCTACAGCTTCAATAAACAAGCTTAGCATCTTAAGTTTAGGCAGCCATTCTTCAACAGTATCTAGACCCATGCTGTTAAAGTCTACTGCAGCAGCTTCATTGGCTAGTCGCTTCATCTCAGGGCATTGCGCTTTAGCATGACACCATTTGCAAGCTTTGTCACTTGCTACAAACTTGTTAGGCTCATTTTGAATTGCAGCATAAGCCAGTTTAAGTGCTTCTGCAAAAGCTAGCAGCTCTTCTACACTAATGGTCCATGTATCGATGTTGCCCATTGGCGGTTGCACGATTGTCAATGCCATAGCGCTTATATCATACGCAGGCGAATACTTTAAGTAAGCACCTAATGCATAACAAAGCAGCTGAGTATTGCCTTCAGCTTCTACTCTTACACCTCCGCCTGTTTTAAGGTCAATGACTCGCATCAATGTGCCTTCAATGATGATAGCGTCTGCTGTTCCCCAACAGTCATTGATGACTTCAGCAAGAGTGACCTTCTCTTCATAAAACTTCTGGCCATTTAAAGACTGAATGTAGTTCACATACACTTGCACAATATCAATCATGTCTTGAACAATGATGTGACCATTGACAGTTTTACCAATGAATGACTTAGGCTCAAGACCTTTTGTCAAACAGTCATCAGAGACTGTGTGCATTGCAGTGCCTTTTTCTGCATACACACTTGAGTCGCCACCTTTAAAGTCAGGTTCTAAGTGAACGCTGCCAGGGCAGGTCATCCACCTAGCACTTGCTGAGGGTGATAGTTTAGCGTGCGCCATTGATCAAGCCCATTGCTTCTGCAAATTTGTCATCTTCAATGTCGCTAACTTTCTTAACGCCAAGGTTTGCCAGAATTGCAATGACTTTGTCACGCTTGCCTGCGCCGATTAACTCAGCCATACCTTGACGAAGATCATCAAGTGTTGGCGCTGCTGCTACGTCCATTGGAGCTGCTGCGGGCTCTATCTTTACAGCTTTTATTTCTTTAACTGCTTTAGGTTCTGCTTTAGGGGCTACTTGTTGGTCAAATAGGTCAGCAAGTTCACGAAGTTTTTGTGCAATGAGAGATTGATCCATGGTGGACTCCTTAATGATGCGGTCGATGACGTCCATCTTCGTTAGCACTGAATGCAGCACTAAAGAGTCGATAGACTCGGATATGGTCAGAAGGTCGACCGTTACATTGTCCTTCTGTCCAATTCTGTGGCAGCGGTCTGCTGCTTGTTGTATATCTGCTGGTGACCAACTGGCTTCAACAAAAATTACATGGCTTGCAGCAGTAAGAGTCAGGCCTACTCCTGCAGCTTTAATATTGCCTACAAAGACTCGACACTTATTGTCTGTTTGAAACGTGTCAACAGCTGTTTGTCTATCTTCATTCTTGACAGAACCAGTTACTTTAACAGGGTTAAACTCTTTAAGTCCATCCATTAAACCGTCAATGATGTGTATGTGGTGAGCAAACACTACGACCTTGTCTGTCTGCTCAAGACAGTCTTTGATGTACGTGATTGCATCAGGCAGCTTCCTCTCAGCGTTCATCTTAAGAATGTCACTGATAGCTTCAAAAGGTATTGAGTCTGGCTTGTCAATTTGCTTTTGATCAAAATCTTTTTCACGCTTATCAACAGGTAAATCAAGCTCAATGACTCTGTAAGTTTTTGATGGCAGATCTTTTAAGCACTCAGCTTTTGTCATCCGCAGCATGAATGGTTGAAGCACAGCTGCTAGTTCAACAGACCTACTTGATCCGCTAAAGTCATAGGTATCCCATGGCGTTCTCCAACCTGCACAGTACCTCATGCCAAACTCAAAGTAACCAAGCTTAGTTGCACCGATTGAATAGAGCAAAGTCCATAGCTCGATCGGCCTATTGACGATTGGTGTGCCTGTAAGTAGACTAACGTTAGGTGCAGCTTTGATCAGCTGCATCAAAACCTTTGTGCGCTTTGCTTTGTAGTTCTTTGCATAGTGTGCCTCATCAACAATCAACGTATTGACTGATGGCAGCTCTACCTTTTGCAGAATGTCATAGTTGATGATAGTCACGTCAGACTTGTTTGGCTGGTCTTTAGGTGACTTAATGACTTGTACGCTTAGGTCAGGCCGCCACATCTTCAGCTCTCTTTGCCAGTTGAGTTTAAGCGAGGCTGGGCATACAACAAGCGCAGGCTTTACTAAGTCTAAAGCAGACACGCAAGTTTTACCTAAACCCATGTCAAGAGCAAGAATGGCCTTAGGTCTTTGACCTAGCCATTGCACCGCTTGAACTTGATGTGGGTATAGGTTCATGCCAACTCTAAAATTGGCTGTTGAACTTGAACGTCATAGCCAAGAGCTTTTGCATTCTTGAGAGTTTCACGGCTCAAGGTTTTTTGACGCGCAATGTTTGCAAAGATGTGAGCTGCATCATTTGCAGGATAGATCATCTCTGTGCCATACACGTTTTTGATTGTGACTAATAAGACTTTGTTCATGATAATTCCTTTACAACAATTAAACATTCTTTGGCCAAACGCTTGAGAGTAGCTGTTGAGCTATTGCTAAAGCTAATGTCTAGGCACATCATTTCTTCTTGGACTTTGATTGCTGTATCAGCGTCAACCTTTAGCCAAGCCATAATGTCTTTCGTCAATTGATTCATGATAGATCCTTTACAACATTGAGACGGCGTTATTGCCGTGAGTGAATTGTACAACACTTTTTAGGTCGTACACAACTATTTTAGTTTTTTTTAATTTATTTGCGTTTGGCCACAGGCAGCCAATTGCCAATGTCAGGCCTGAGCTGCTCTTTTGTGAATGGCAAGGCCTTCATTGAACCGAACTTCTTGGCAGCCACACGCCCTACCTGGCCACGTGTAAACCAGTAAGAAACGGTGTTCCTACTCATCTTTGCCTGCCTTGCCATCTCGGCTTTGGTGCCAAAGTGAACAAGAAGCAACTCAAGAGCCTGTCGGCATTCGGCTTTAAAAGGTTTAATTTTTTTTGAGGTCATAGTTTATTGTACATTGTTTTTTGTGTTAGAATTTTCATTCCTCTTCTTTCTACTTTTTACTTTTTAGGAACCCCTTTAACATGCCTGACTACGAAACCGACGATGACGCATTGTTTTTTATGCATCAAGAACAACTCTTGTCTTTATCTCCTGAGCTGAGAGAGGCTGCTGAAGATGCACGCAAACTCTTACTAGTCTCTAAGACCATGCTCATAGAACTTAGGCTCAGAAACATTGATGCCAACAACATCGTGGCTTTAGCTAGCCTCTTGTACGAAAGAGGAGAGGCTAATGCAAAATAAACCTACAGTCTTGGCAGTAGTGCCAAACAAAATCCCTACAGAGTTAAAAGCCATCCCTCGATGGGTCATGTGGAAAATGGTACCTCAGTCAAAGCAGAACGGTGAGGTTGTATGGAAAAAGGTACCCTACCAGACTGATGGCAAGATGGCAAAGAGTACAGCTGCTGCCACATGGACAACCTATGAAGATGCCATGGATGCTTACCTGATGGGTGGCTTTGATGGCATAGGCATCACAATCGATGGGTCAAATGACTTTCAAGGCATTGACCTTGATGACTGCATTATTGATGGTGAACTGAATAGAGACGCCACAGAAGTACTGGACAAGATTGATGGCTATGCAGAGATAAGCCCTTCAGGCAAAGGCATAAAGCTATTCACCAGATCTAACTTAGCAATCTCTGGCAAGAAGGGCAACATTGAAGTTTACCGTGATGGCAGGTACTTCACAGTTACAGGCCACACGTTGAACGGTCACGGCTGTTTGCCTGATACTGTGCAAGACATTGACTGGTTTGTGGAAAGACACTTCGGCTCAAACAATCAAGTTAGTTCTTTAGAAACCTACAAACCACCATTGACCGGTTGGGATATTGATAAGGTCAGTGAGGAACTCATACCATATATGGGTGACATTGACAACTATGAGGATTGGCTGCAGCTTGGCATGGCACTGCACCATCAAGGCTCTGGTGATAGTAAATGGATGGAAGTCTGGGATGAGGTTAGTCAAGCCACATCTACCTATAACCGGCAAGAACTAGAAACTAAGTGGGATTCTTTTAGCGAGCAGCGCAGCACAGGTGGAGGTGCAATCACTCTGGCTTCTATCATCAAGCGGGTTGGTGAGGTCAAGAAAGCTGAGCAAACAAGGACCTTTGAAAAGTATGAGGCAATGATCAAGGATTGCCCAGACATCAACCAACTAAGAACTACTGTGGTTGAGTCAATCAAAGAAGAGCTTGGCATTGACCACATTAGCCGTGGTGTTTTGGCCCACATACTTAAAGACAAGTTCAAAGAGTTTAAGTTCCCTGTATCTATTGGAGACGCTAAGAACTTGATCAAGCCAAAAGGCAGAGATGGTGTGCCTGACTGGGCAGCTGACTGGGTTTACGTCACACATGAAGACCGGTTCTTTAATGTAGTCACCAAAAGGAAAGTTACACAGTCAGGCTTTGGTGCCATGTTCAATAGGCTAACTGGTGATGACTCTGCTGCTACTTTGGCTCTTGATTTGTGGGGCATACCAACGCCTGACAAGATCATTTATCTACCTGCTGTTGGTGACTTGTTTGAGATGAATGGAGTCCCGTGTGTCAATGAATACAACAAAAACAGCCCACCTGATATACCTGCTGCATACAGCAAAGGCGACCTTGAAGCTATAGATGTGGTGCAAGGTCACTTGGCAATGATCTTGACAGAACCTGGTGCTGCTGCAATCATGACTTCTTGGATGGCTTACTGTGTGCAGAATCCTGGCGTCAAGATTCGTTGGGCGCCTTTGATCAAAGGCATTGAAGGTGATGGCAAGTCTGTGCTTGGCAACTTGATGATGGGCGTTATGGGAATGGCCAACGTTGGCATAGTCTCTCCTAGCGTATTGGCTACAGGCTTTACTAGTTGGGCAGCAGGCAGATGTGTCAATGTTTTAGAAGAGATTCGTATGGTTGGCCACAACCGCCATGATGTGCTCAATACCATCAAGCCATACATCACCAATGATCAAGTCACCATTCACCCAAAAGGAGTTAATGAGTATGTAGCACCAAACACGGTTAACTACATTGCCTTCACCAACCATCATGACGCTTTGCCTTTGGAGGATACGGATAGGAGATGGTGGGTTCAGTTCACACCTTTTACTGATCAAGAAGAACTAAGGCAAGTGGCAGATAGCAATTACTTTAGTAGACTGTTTGAGTCTATTGCCAACCATGCACCTGGACTTAGGAAGTGGTTGCTTGAATACGTGCCTGTAGATGCATTCAACCCTAAAGGCCAAGCACCTACCTCTTTTGCTAAAAATCAGATGATTGGCCTAAACACGTCTGATGAATTTGAGACTATAAAGACTCTGCTTGATGAGGGAGGATTTGGCTTTAGCAAGGAGATATTCTCGAGTAAGCACCTCACAACAGCTATGAGTTTTGTCGAAGATGCAGAGGTTCCTAAGGGAAAAGCATTGAACAAAATGCTCATGAAATTAGGCTACGTGAAGCTTGAAAGGTCGGTAAAATGGAAGGGCAGCATGTGTCAAATCTGGTTTAAGAAGATCGCGATAAAAGATTTTGGAAAAATGGAAGCAGAAGAAATAAATATCGTTATTAGAAAAAAATTGGATGAAACCGATGAAAAAGACCTTTTAGCATGAACGAACCTAATCCTATCCTCAACTCGATCCTCAACTCGATCTCGACTAAGTTGTTGATTCTATTTGTTTATATACTATATAGGATCGAGGATAGAGTAAATGTATATAAAGTAGATGGCCGGAATGCATATATAGATTTAAAAAAAAGTATATATACCGCCGGTGGCCGGTTGGATTTTTTCGAACTCGATCTCGATCCTCGATGAAAAAAAAGCTTACAAAGTCTGAGTCAAGTGAGCAAACTTTGCTTGTTGCCAGAATGCGCAATTTCCATCCTGACCTGGTTTTTATGAGCATCCCAAACGGTGGCAAAAGAGAGATTCGAGTAGCTGCGCAGATGAAAAGAGAAGGCGTCTTGGCAGGAGCGCCTGACCTGTTTCTCGCAGAGCCACGTGAGAACAAACACGGCTTGTTTATTGAAATGAAAAAGGTTGGTGGAAAAACTAGCAGCAGTCAAAATGATGTGATCGATAAGCTGCGTGCAAAAGGCTACGAGGCTTTTGTGTGCGAGGGAGCTGACGAGGCTTACGGCATGCTGCTGACCTACGTGTATGGTGACAAGCTACCTGACTGGCTTAGGCGCTATGTGGTGGTTCGTGGCAAGACGTAGGTACCAACGTGCGCAATAAAGGATACAATACAATCCAAAATAGACAATCTGACCGAAAGGGTTGATTATGGAATTACGCACACCTGCACCGAAGCGAAAAGCCGGTGCTTTGCCTGGCTCAAACAATGGCGGCGGTGCTAAGCCTGGCTCTACTCGGCCCGCTGGCTCAGGCCGTGCTGCAGGCACGCAGAACAAAATTACTCTCACAGCAAAGGCTGCAATCGCAGAGTTTGTTGATGGCAATGCACACCGTTTGGCTGGTTGGCTTGATGACGTGGCCAATGGCAGGCTCATGTTTGACAAAGATGGCAATCAAGTCTATGACTCTCAAGGCAACGTGGTCTATGAAATCAGGCCAAACCCTGAGAAAGCATTCAATTTGTTCCAATCCGTGGTCGAATATCATGTGCCGAAGCTTGCACGCAGCGAAATCAGTGGACCAAACGGTGGTGCGATCGAGACTTCGGTTGTGGACCTTAAAGGCTTGAGTGACAACGAACTGACTCAGATTCAAACCTTGCTGAGCAAAGCCACACCGACAGAATGAATGCCCCTTTGAATCACAAAGCTCTGAGTGAGCTGATTGCAAAGGAGCAGCTGCGCAGAAAAGCTGAGAGCAACCTGTACGAATTTGTCAAGCAGTCATGGCATGTCGTTGAGCCAAGCATACCGTTCATAGAAAGCTGGCACATTGAAACAATCTGTGAACACCTTGAGGCCATTACTCTTGGCGACATACGGCGTTTGCTAATCAACATCCCACCTCGTCATTCCAAGTCAACCATTGTCTCAGTCATGTGGCCTGCCTGGGAATGGATTGTCAACCCTTCACAAAAGTTCTTGTGCGCTTCATACTCAGGCAACCTCAGCACACGTGACAACCTGAAGACCCGTCGCCTGCTGCAGTCAAACTGGTATCAAGACCGGTGGAAGCACATGTTTGAACTGTCTGGTGACCAGAACGCCAAGCAGCGGTTTGAGAACGACAAGACCGGTTATAGGTTGGCAACTTCTGTTGGCGGCACAGCAACAGGTGAAGGTGGATCAAGGTTGATACTTGATGACCCTCACGGGGCGCAAGCTGCTCAGTCTGATGTCATGAGGAATTCTGACCTTGAATGGTTTGACATGGTGTGGTCAACACGGCTGAACAATCCAAAGACCGATGCCATGGTAACCGTGATGCAGCGTTTGCATGAACGTGACATCAGCGGCCACATCATTGAAGACATCAAGGGCTGGGAACACGTCTGCATTCCTGCTGAATGGGATGGCAAGTCACGCAAGACAGTGCTTGGTCCGTACGACCCACGCAAAGTCAAGAACGAATTGATCTGCCCTGAACGGTTTGGTAAGAAAGAGATTACGAACCTGAAGCAGCTACTCGGGTCTTATGGCACAGCAGGCCAATTGCAGCAAGATCCTGTGCCTAGTCAAGGCGGTATCCTCAAGACAGACTGCTTCAATATGTGGCCTGCAACTTCAGGCTTGCCGCCATTCGAATACATCCTGCAATCGTATGACTGCGCATTCACTGAGAAGACTACAGGCGACCCTACAGCTTGTACGGTCTGGGCCATGTTCACGCACAAAGGTGAACGCAATGCCATGTTGATCGATGCATGGGATGAACACCTCAGCTACCCTGACTTGCGCGCAAAGGCAATCAAGGATTGGACAACCGAGTACGGCGGCATGACCAAGGATTCACCTTACTCACGTGCAAGAAGGCCTGACCGAATACTTGTTGAAGCCAAGGCAAGCGGCCAGTCCTTGCTACAAGACTTACGATTAGCTAAAGTGCCTGCTGTGGGATATAATCCTGGATTAGCGGATAAGGTATCGCGTGCGCATCAAGCTGCTCCGACTTTGGAGCTAGGTTTGTTGTGGATACCTGAGTCAGGAAAGAACCCTGGCCAACATGTCAGTTGGGCAGCACCTTTCATAAAACAACTGGGCAAGTTCCCAGTAGCGGAGCATGATGACTATGTTGACACGTTTACGCAAGCTGTTATCTATCTCAAGAATGATGGATGGTTTGAACTCCCTCAAGCAAAAGATATTGACGAACCTCGCATTTCTAACAAACCGAAAGTAAATCCGTATGCAGCCTAAAAAACCTGTCTGGGAAAAAGCACGCCCTAAAAGTCTTGGCGAGAGCAAGCCTCTATCGTCCAAGGCCAAATCATCTGCTAAAGCTATGGCCAAAGCTGCAGGCAGACCTTATCCAAACATGGTCGACAACATACGAGCTGCGGCTAAGAAAAAATGAACAAGCCTGTTGACAAGGATAGTCTAAAGCTTAATCAACCTAAGCGCACTCCTGGCCACCCTACCAAGTCGCACATTGTGAAGACCAAGGTAGATGGCAAGGAGAAGATTATCCGTTTTGGTCAACAAGGAGCTAGCACTGCCGGCAAACCTAAAGAAGGTGAGTCAGACCGTATGACTGCAAAGCGTGCATCATTTAAGGCACGGCACTCAGCTAACATAGCTAAAGGCCCAAGCAGTGCTGCGTACTGGGCTAACAAGGTCAAGTGGGCAGACGGCGGTTCAGTCAGAACGAATTATGCTGACGGCGATTCAGTACAAGCCACGCCACAACAACCAGTTCTTGGCTCAATTGCCAATTTCCTTAAGCAAAGCTATGCACCTCAGCGCACGCAGCAAGCACAAGGTATAGCTGAGTTTCTAGGTATACCTGCACTTGCTAGAACTATTGAGAGTAAGAGCTATGGCTTCCCAATCACTAATTACGGCGTGGCCAACGTTCCCTTGATACCTGGTGATACTGCGGAAGCTGCAATGGCAGTAGCTGAGGCTGTGCCTGTAGTTGGGTCGCTTGCCAAAGTTGCACGCAAGGGCGCAGTCAAAGGTGCTAGGGTGGTTGGCGAGGAACTCAACCGCGCCATTCTTGACAACACCGGACCACTGGCCAGGATGGTACCACAGGCGGCTAAGCCACTGTACGTTGTGCCCCCGCAAGGTAACTTGAACCTAACGCCTATGGCTCGGGCTGAGATCTTGAAAGGACCAGAGGCACAGACCCCTGAAA